GCAGCCCAACTGGCTGAGTGGGTTCGTGCAGGTAGAGTCTTCATGATGGTGGATCAACTTCGACCTCAACCTGTAGCTGGTGCCCAAGCGCAGGTAGCCATTGATGTCCCCTTCCCGCCCCTCGTAGAAGGGCCCTTGGTTGTTGCTGCTCGTAAAGTGCAAGGCGTGCTCGATTCCGTCGTTGAGCATGTTCGCCAACACCCAATCGCCTACGGAGCCGTCGGTGCTGCGATTGCCGCTCTAGCAGTTGCTTTCGCTGTCAACCTCAGCAAGGTACCGAACTACAAAGAAGCCGACTCTGAATATCAGAACGTCTCGGGTCTCTCCACTGTGAAAGCTCCTAGAAAGCTGGTCGCTGTTCGTCCTCACCGTCCTGCTGTGTCACAATACCAGGATAACATGAACAAACAGATCTTCCTGGAGGAGGCCTACGTCCCATTGACGTTCCGCATTGGTGTCACCGAGAAGTCATTCCGAGGTTTGTTGATCAATAGTCAATTCATGATCACCAACCTCCATTCACACGACACTCTCATGTCTCTCTGGTCTGAGGTGTCTGACTTTTGGTTGACACGAGCTAATGGACTCAAGGTCTCTTTAAAGGCAATGGACTTTGATAATAAGGACACAGCCTGGCTCGAAGGTACGGATCTAGTTCTTTATAAGCTGCCTAAGGAGACCATTCCTTATATGACAGGTCAACGCAGCATCCACAATTACTTTGTTCCTAACAAAAGTAAAGTTGACCTAACTGGAGACCGCTTCCTCACCATTCGAGGGGTCCCGACGAGAGAGTACGAGCGTCCCGTAGTGCTCAATCTGTCCACTCCTTACCTAGCTACCACGGACCTCACGACCCACGGAGGTATGATTCACAAGGACATTATCGCTGTTGACGTGTCCTCACGTGGTGGTTACTGTGGTGCCATGCTCTTGGCCGGACCCGACCCCAAGATTTGTGGTATCCAATTTTCTGGCACAGATTCACGCGCTGAGTTCCAACCCATCGATTTTGTTGACGTCAGGAATCTCATTCTTGCTCTTGATCCCAAGTACATCTGCAGACAGACGACCGAAGTGGAAGATGTTCAAGTACTCACCGACCAGCTGTCAGATGCAGAGTTTCAAGCCACAGATGACGCCGTCTATGAGTTGAAAGCTCCGCTGGTTTTTCCCCGTGCCGCACCACCATTCGCCGTTCCCCAATTTTTACCCCAGAACAATGTGGTGGTGCCGAACTTGCGACCACAGCGCCAGCTCTACTGTTCACCAGCTATGTCGATGGCTTTCTTCGGAATCCTTTTATGCATGTACTTAGCAAAGTCCGTTCCAATCATCAGCCCTGGGTTGAGCCATATACTCGAGCTGTCCGTGAACATGTTCTGGGTTCTCTGTTGGATTATCACTGTCCTGGTCCATGTACTACAGCCACAGCTCTTAATGGGATTGCCGGGTTGGTCGCTGGCCTTGATCCATCTACAAGTGCTGGTGGACATCTCGAATCTGGCAAATGGGTTTCTCGCCCCCGTTCGGCATATGTGGCCAGGGACGGTGACGTTCTTAAACCAACCCCTCTTCTCCTCAATCTGTCGCGGGACCTACTACGGCAGACTGATCACGTGCCTCATATTGGCTGCTTCCTCAAAGACGAGCGGCTTCCGCTTGCAAAAGTCCGGGATGGTCGGTCTCGCCTGGTTGCTATTGTTGAGTTTCCTCTGCTCTTCATTATACGCCATTTCAGTGTGCCACTTATTGCCTATTTCAAGCAGCATCAGCACCGTACCGGAGTGTTCTCTGGTATCAACCCTTTTGGGCAAGACTGGCACTCTCTTGCTGTCCACCTAGATCAAGGCACAGGGACCACCTACCTCGCAGGAGATTTCAAGTCCTGGGATTGGTCACTGACACGCGAAGCCGGCGATGCCGCTTACTACATCATGAGCATGTATTTCCCAGAACGGTATTTCAGTTTCCTTCAACGTCTGTGCCGTGGTTTATTTGAGAACATTAATTTCATCGGTAACTATGTTTTTAAACGAACCGCGGGCAACACAACCGGCCAACCCTTCACTTTGTTGTTCAACTGCCTTGGCAATCGCATAGAGATGTTCACGACATTGCTCATCTACTGCCTAAGATACAACGTCTGCCCTGGAAAGACAGTGCCCCAAGTCCTTGAATTCATCGAGACCAACACTAGACATGCCTACTTCGGAGATGATCATGTGGTTTCTTTTTCACCTGCGTTCAAGCCCGACCCCAAGGTTCTTCAGCAGATCTATGCCGAGAGAGACATCGAGTACACTGCCGCGGACAAGTCACCTAACTTGAACGCCCAAACAAGCCTGTCCGAAGTCACTTTCCTCAAGCGTAGATTCTGGCTCAATTCCCAGAAGATGTATGTTGGTTTACTGGAGCCCTCTGTCATATTCGAAACTATCTTATGGAATCACGATCAACCAGTTGCAGTCATGGACAGAATTAAAGCCGTCATCGACTCTATGAGAACTGAGGTTAATATGTATGGTTTTCCCGCCTACACTTTCTACGAGGAGTACCTCAGTTTTATCTATTCCAAGTTCTTCAACCGCCACTCACCAAAATACGATCATCTCGCAAGAGCCTTGGAAACCGACCACTACTCCTCAACTTCCCCTGAGTATTTCTTCACAGAATGGATTGAATATCACAAGCCCCTTCCCACCCATCTGTTTCAGGAGATGTGTACATATATGAAGAAGAAGTTGCAAAGCAACC